GGCATAAGAAACCTCCTACCGGGTTGTCAGTTTGGCACTTGTCGAGGGTGCGAACTGCCGGTAAGAGGCTGGAAACCAACTATATCAAAACACCTGTAAACCGACAATTTACTGCACCCTCGACAAAGGAATTATAACACATAATGGCCTCCATTGGAATACGTGGCGCTGAAGAACTCGTGCCAGCCGACACACTGCTACAGGCTGACAGTTTGCACCGTTATTTCATGGCACGGCGGCGGGCACTGTTGGCGGAATTGGCAGAAATCGAGAAAATGCTGGGGCTTCGCAGCGAGACAGACAGGCCCGTAAAGCGAGTGCAAAAAAAGGTGTAGACAAACTGTTTATTTTGTAGTATGATAAATGCAACCAAAACAATAAGTGCCCACTTGCAACCGCAACCGGCAATCCTGACCAGCGACCGTAGATACTCACTGGCACGATTGCCGGTTTTTGTTTTCCGATACTATGCCAAAAGAAATTATTTCAGCCGCCGACTACCAGAAGCCACGCATCGTCTCACTTGCCGAGTTGCAGCGGGTATTGACACGCTACACATACGGCGCAAAGTGGGCCGAGGATGCGATTGTCGATTTGTGGAAATTGGGCGCACCGATTCCGCAACCAGCGAACCAACCAGAGCGGCGCATTTTACTGCCGGGGCAATTTGCAAAATGGTGGGGCGAACTGGCACAACGGATGGGCTATGCCGCCAACGGACGGCAGAGCTACAACGAGCTATCTCCCCTGTTCCGCACAAGCGGCGGAATGGGTTAAATACCAACGCAACGTCGGCGGTAACGACGGGGAACGACTACTCTAGCCAGGAGGACAAATGGCAGACACAGTGATTCAGCAGGAAAACGAACAACCGACACCGGCCAAACAGCCAGTACAACAGACCGTAACAGAGCATCAATTCACGGGCCATCCAAACGCAATTGCACAGCCGACGCCGGGCGTAACGGGCGATGAACCGCAAGCGCAGCCGGATACAGTCGAGACGTTTTCGCAGGGGGATATTGACCGTATCGTAAAAGAACGGCTTGTCCAGGAGCGAAAAAAGTACGCCGATTATGCAGACTTGAAGGCGAAAGTTACAGCGGCGGAAGATGCGACGAAAACGGAAACTGAGCGAATGCAGGCCAAGATGACCGAACTGGAAACGGCCAACCAGACACTGGCACAAGAGCGGCAGGAGTTAGCTGTACGCAGTGTCATTGTAGAGGCGGCGGCGGCGGCGGGTTTGCCCGCTGAGGCCGCGCTTAAACTGGTAGATCGAACTCAACTGAAAACGGACGAGGCGGGGCAGATTATCAATGCGACTGAGCTTGTGCAGGCAGTGGCTACAGCCTATCCCGGACTACTGCGTCAGACGATGCCGCGGGTAACCGCGGCAAACCCGGCACGGTCAACAGAACCGGCGGGACGTTCTGACGCTGACCGCTTCCGGGATTATTTTCAGGGTGGCGACCAGGGCTTTTGGCGGGGCGGCGGTGTGCAGACATCCGATGTAGCGCAATAGGAGCGTAAAAAATGGCAGTTTCGACTGTCTCCTCAATGAACAGCCTCTTTAATCTGATTTACGAAGACGCGCTATTCGTTGCACGAGAGACAAACATTATGACCAGCCTCGTGCGAACTTTCTCCGCACAGGGCTGGATGAACCGGGTAATTGGTATTTACCCGACACTGGCGGCGGAAAGCGTGGGCGAAAATGTGGACTACAGTAATGCAACTGAGTTCACTAAAACGTCTCACGCTACGCTTACGCCGGGCGAGGTGATTGCTCAGGTGATTCTGACTGACCGGCGCATTGATACCGATATGCAAAATGCCCGTGTGGACGCGGCACAGGAACTCGGTAACGCTGTTGCCACAAAGATCGACGTTGACCTGGTCGGCACTTTTGACAGTTTCGCAACTGACAAAGGCGACGGGGCAGGCAATTCTGCGACTATCGCAAACTTCGCGGCAGCGGTTTCTGTGCTGCGTAACGCAAAAGCGCCCAATCCCCTCTATGCAGTTGTGCATCCGTTTCACTGGCATGACATTTGGGTAGAGTTGGGGCAGCCAGGCGCAAATCAAGCGCTGCTGGGCGATGTGGCTAATCAGGCCCTGCGTGATTTCTACGTGGGTAGATGGGTGAATATCCAGTGGTACACCAGCGCCAATATCGCAGTCGATGCCAGCGACGACGCTGTGTCGGGCGTGTTCAATCCCCAGTCTATCGGATTTGACACTCGCAAAGCGCCGACGCTGGAGCCGGAACGGGACGCGAGTCTGCGGGCATGGGAGTTGAACATGAGTGCTGGCTATGCGTTTGGCGTAATTCGTAATTCGTTTGGCGTGGGCTTCACAGCCGACGCCACTGAGCCGACATAAGGAGGATGTAAATTATGTTTGGTAATGGTACGTATCTTCCCGTCGTCGTCTCTATCGACTATGATCCGGCAGCGGATGATGACATTCCTATCTGGCGAGCGCCGTTTGATTGTGTTGTACGCAGTGCATACGCAACCGTGGCTAATGCAGTGGCGGCAGACGGCGCTAACTATTTCGACCTGGCACTTTACAATGGCGGCACGCTGGGGACGGCACTCACGGCGCTGGGCGGCACAATCGGCGGAACGGCTGGTTGGACTGCTCTACTGCCCAAAGCGTTCTCCGTTTCGGCGGGGGCGCTGACAGCGGGCCAGCTTGTGAAGTTGCGCTATAACGAGGCGGGTACGGGCACATTTGCACAGATGATCGTGCAGCTTGATGTCCAGGCCGGTATTTAGTATTCCTAGATAGCAGCCGGGTATACCCTCCCTTACCCGGCTGCTTTGGGCAATATCAATTTTTAGGACACTAGACGATGGCCGCACGTTCTGGGATGACAACAATTATCAGTCAGTGGCGCGATATGGTCGGCGCTGTAGGCACGGCAACGATTAGCGACGACCGGGCGCAGCAAATTCTTGATGACCACCGTTTTGATTTTTGGCAAGACGCATTGACCGTGACACCGCTACAAGTGGCGGCTGGCAGCGTTGTCTACAAAATCTACTCCTCACCCTACAACAATTTAGAAGGCACTGCGTCTGGCACTGTGGCCTATCGGCTGTATGACAGCAACGGTACGGCAGTCACACCGGACACGCTGGACATGCAGCGGGGCGTCTTTCGCTTCAATGCCGACCAGTCAGGCAGCGCCCGTTATCTTGACGGTCGCTCATTTGACCTGAACGGGGCAGCGGCAACGGGCTGGCGTGATTTGGCCGGGCAGTATTCTGGCTATTACGATTTCCAGCAAGAGGGGCGGCGTTTTAGTCGCTCTCAGTGGTTTGATCACTGTCAGCAGATGGCACGCTCTTTTGACGCACAACGCACGGCCATTCAAGTGCCTATTGAGCGGGGAGACTTCGCCTGATGCCAGCACTGACAGCGGCTGAATTGGCAGCGATGCGCACGGGTGAAAACGAGATACTGTCTTCCACGTGCGTGATTGAGCGGGCCACATACAGTGCCGACGGTATGGGCGGCCAGGTAGAAACATGGGCAGCGATTGGCACTGCCTCGTGTGATTTGTACCCGCAATCGCTGGCGGAACGAGAAGCCGTGACAGGTGGGCAGGTAATCAGTCGCAGCCGCTGGTTTGTGACGCTGCCGACGACAGCCAGCGTTCTGGCCCGTGACCGGCTGTTGATTGACGCCCGCACGTTTGAGGTCACATTCGTACCAAACAACGCCGACCATTTGACGGCATTGCAAGTAGAAGTTGAAGCGTACAACGAAGAAAGGCGAGTATGAGTTTACGCATTCTTTACAGTTCTAACGCACCGTGGGCGAGTAGTGGCTACGGAATTCAGGGACAAAGCCTGCTCCCTCGTTTGGCCGAGCTTGACGAAATCGGCGGGCGTGACAATATCGGCATTTTTGCATGGTATGGGCTGCAAGGTGGCATACACAACGTTGACGGCTTCCGCATTTATCCGGCGGGGACTGACGCCTACGGCAATGACATTATTCAGGCGCACACCAGAGATTTCGAGGCTAATGTTGTAATCAGCCTGATTGACGTTTGGGTGATGCAAGATACCGCCAAAAAGGTTGCTCCTGCGCTGTGGTGTCCCTGGCTGCCAATAGATCACGACCCCGTTCCCCAGCGTGTGCTGGATTGTCTGGCGGGCGCTCATTTGCCGCTGACATACAGCAGGTGGGGCGCTAAAATGTTGGCTGATGCGGGGGTAGCGAATCATTACATCCCGCATGGAGTAGAGACAGCGGTCTTCCGTGTGGCTGATGACCGGGAGAATATAGAGATTTTCCGGCGTGCTGTGTTTGGCCCGGAGATGAATCACCTGGCGGTAATTGTGGCGGCTAACAAAGGCTTCCCAGACCGCAAAGCGTTTCAGGTGCAATTGCGGGCGTGGGCGGCTTTTGCAAAAGACAAACCCGGTGCGCGGCTGTATATCCACACCGAGCCGAGCAACATGTGGGGCGGGTTGGATTTACCAGAACTGTGTAGGAATTTGGGCATTTTGGATAAGGTGCTATTCCCCGACCGTTACAAAAACTTCTTGGGGATGCCTGCGGATTATATGGCGTTGATGTACAACGCTGCGGATGTGTATTTGGGCGCTACAATGTCCGAGGGATTCGGTATTCCGATTGTCGAGGCACAAGCGTGCGGCACACCGGTTATTGTGACCGACTTTTCCGCAATGCCTGAACTGGTACGATGGGGCTATGCAATCCCGCCACGAGATATGTTCTGGACACCGCAGAACAGTTGGCAGGCATGGCCCGATTGGGAGGGGATTCGTGATGCGCTGCAATCGCTCTATGACTCTCTGGCACATAATAAATCACGCCCAACCCGAAGCGACCGGCTGAAAGTGTCCGCGGCTATTCACGCCGAATACAGTTGGGATGTAATTGTACGCGACCAATGGCGGCCACTGATCACACGGCTGGCCGGGGATGTGGCACTGCCTGTACAGCCCACTGAGATCGTTGCCCAGCCTGACAAGCAGGCGGGTCGGGCGCTGAATCTGATAAAGCCGCCAATGGCAGAGATACAAAATGAAGGCGGTACTGAATGATTGTGCTAATCAAAGGGCAGGGTCGCATTTTTATTCCAGACAGCGAAGCAAGGCAAATCCCCGGCTTGCTGGCGGATGGGTATCAGTATTGGCAAAAAACGCTGCCGGTACAAGTGGACGCTGGATTTGACCCGACAGAACACCGGGAAGAAATAGCCAGCGAACCCGACCCCGTGGCGGTGGCTGATGTGACATTGGACAATGCGCCGTCGCTGTCCGTAGACTGGACAGCAGTTCGGGGCGTAAGTACCGAGATTGCCGACGCTTTGCTCTATATGGGCCTGGATAGCAGAGACGCTTTTCTCTCGTTTTTTATGGCAGGTGGAATTGAGGCGGTCACGAAAATTCAAGGCGTGGGAATGAAGCGCGCTCGTAATTTGATTGCCTACGCTCAAAAAGGCTAATACGATGGCGAGCAATACAACGATTGTGGAATTGGACACACGCAAACTCAACAAGCTGATTCGTAAAATCCCCGGCAATGTGGCGGATGCTGTAGCGGCTACGGCATTTGCAATTGAGCGCCAGGCCAAAATCAATTCGCCAGTAGACACGGGCGCACTGAGGGCCAGCATTTACACCAGGATCGGGAATCGGGACAATTATTCGGAAGCGGCGTCTGCGGTGGCTGGTCGCAAAGCGGGGACGCAAATATCGCAATTGCCACGGCCTGAAAACGCCACGACTGCCTACGTAGGGCCGGGAGTGGAATACGGAATATACGTAGAACTGGGTACGAGCAAACGGGGCGCACGAGAGTTTTTGTTACCAGCGGTGCGAACGGTTGAATCTAGTTTGGCCGACAAATGGGGGGGCATAGCTGACACATAATGGCAAACCCTCACGCTGCGTTGGGCAGCGCTATTACATCTGCATTGAGCGGTGGGACTGTGAGCGTGTACGACACGCTGGCAGTGCAGGGAGGGACACCGCCTTATGCCATATTCCAGGCGCAGAATCCGGGAGAGGATGAGTACACGTTCTCCTCGACAAGTCTGCGGGCTGATTATGTGCTGAAGATTCTGAGCAATCGCACCTGGCCGGGAGAGGCGCAACAGGTCTACACGCATCTGCACGCACTATTGCAGAATGCGGCACTGACTGTGGCGGGCTATAGCGTGCTGCGTTGCCGCAGAACCAGCAGCATCAAGTATCGTGACGAAGACAGCTTTTGGCACGTCGGCGGTCTTTACCGTATCGATTTGCATGAAACATAGGAGGACTAATAATGGCAGCTTTGACAGGTACTGCCGGTTCTGTGGTCTACGGCGGAACTGCGGTAGGTGAAATTCGGGAATGGTCGCTAGACCTGAGCCATAGCCCGGTGGATGTGACAGCGTTTGGCGATTCGTGGGAACGCTACGTTCCCAGCATTCGCGGCTCAACTGGGAGTTTTAGCGGCAACATGGATACAACCGACGTCGTACAAACGGCGCTCCGTAACACGATGCTAGGCGGCTCTGCGCTGGCTTTCAAACTGTATGTCAGCCCAACCGCATTCTACAATGTAGGCACTGCGTACCTGACCGGCAATTCGTCGGGGGTGAGCGTGGATGGCAAAGTGGACGTGGGTTATGATTTTCAGGTGTCTGGCCCTGTAACGTTTACTTAAGTTGAGGAGTGAAAAATGGGCGCACTGAGCGGCACGGCGGGAAGCGTTGTTTATTTCAACGGGATTGACAACGTATTCGGAGAGATTCGGGAATGGTCGCTAGATTTATCGGCAACGCCGATAAATGTGACGGCGTTTGGAGATACGTCAGAGAAATTTGTCCAGAATTTAGCGCGCGCAACAGGCGCATTTTCGGGCAACCTCGATCCCTCCCACGGCGTGCAAGGCTCGGTGCGCTCTGATTTTTTGACCGGTGCAAATGTCAGACTGCTGTTCTATTATACCGGCAGCGACTATGTGGACGCTATCAAAGCACACATTACTGGCATTTCGCCCACGGTTTCGGTGGATGGCAAACCGGATGTGAGTTATGATTTTCAGGTTACTGGGGTGCTGGACACGTCGGTCGGACTGGAAAGATTGTTAATGGAAAGTGCCGACACGCTGCTGATGGAAGACGGCAGCG